TTACAATTGCTGTCTCTTTTTGTTCCCAGCATCTAGTTTTATGATCGCAGCATCGCCAGCCAGATAGTGCTTGCGGATGATTCCCTCGGCGTCCTTTTCCGAGTGTCCGGTGATCTCGGAAATTTCTTTGATCGAGGCTCCGTTCCGATACGCCAGCGACACAAATGTGCCGCGCAGGTCGTGGAAGGTGAGGCCCTCGATCTTTGCCCGGGTGCACGCTTTTCCCCACGAAGCCCTGAACCCATCCCCTGTCCATGATCGACTTCCGCGTTCTGTCGAGAGGATCGTCACGGCAACACGCTTGGTAGCATCAAGAGCAGCTTTCAGCTGTGCGGCGACCCGGATGCGAACCTGCTTGCCAGTCTTCCCTTGCCGGAGAGTGATGTGCGTCCCGTCATAAGCTGACCATGGCAAGGTCAGCAGGTCACCTTGCCGCTGCCCTGTCCAGCGCGCCAACTCAATCGCGAGCTGCAGGGCAGGGCTGGCGTTCGCCTTAAAGGCCTCGACATCCGCGTCTGTCCAGAGCTTGTCACGCCTTGTGCCGGCTGAAATCTTGTCCACGCGCTCCAAGGGATTGCGATCGATCATTTCCCGGTCGAACGCGAACGACAGAATGCGCGCAAGAACCGCTAGCAAGAGGTCGGCTTTGCGGGGTGTTTCCGCCAATCCATCACGCCATTCCAGAAAGGTAGATCGCGCCCCTCTTTGGCCGATGGCCCTTATCGGAAGATCGCAAAACTCGGCTTCAATCTCACCTATAGCCCAGTCGTAGCCTCGCAGGGTGCTGGGCTTGAGTTTGAGGTAGGCTTGGCTTTGTCGATAGGCATAAACGAGCTCGGGGAAAAACCCCTCTCGCTTGGCGTCCTCTCGATCACGCGTCAGTCGGGTGTATTCGACTAGGTATTCGTGGGTGTCCGGCGCAGCTTCAATGCGAGGCCCACCGCGCCAAGCATAATGGTATTCGACGACCTGGCCGCTCGCCAGTCTTCGCCTAACGCGGTGAACGCCCACGATCTTGTGCTTTCTGGTTCCTTGCATCTCGCTTGGCCCTCCATCGGTCAAGCTCAGATACCGTTTTGCCGCTTTCGAGTTCGTCAACCGGAACAAACCGGACTTCTCGGCCTATCACCACAATCCCCATAGTTATCCCTGCCTGTTTTGCAGCGGTGAGGATGCGCTTGACGTCCGATTGAGGAATGATTGCGCGTCTAGCTGTCCCGCTCATGTCGCCCCCAGCAGTGGCAATGCGGCCAGCACGAGGCTCAGTGCTACGCCAAGGCACCCGGCGAACTGGATACAGAGGGTCATGCCTGCCCGCCCGCCTCATACAGCCGCTGGGCCATGTCGAGCAGGCCGTCCGGCGTGATCCCGCTGGCCCGGTTGATCTCGGCGCAGAAATCGACGGCAAGGGCCAACTGCTCAGGGATTGATCCATCGAAGGACGGCGAGTGATCGCCGACCTCCAGCACTTTGCGCAATTCGTCGGCGGCGACGATCGTCTCGCGAGAGATCAGCCCGCCGTTGCCGCCACGATAGACACCGGCGACCATGGCTCCGTTGTTGTCGAAGTCGACGGCATCAAGAAGGGCTTTTGCTCTGGTGGTGAGGGCTGTCATTCGTTCCTCCCATCGTGAGGCCGATGAAGGCCGATGAGTTTCTGGGCTTCGAGCAGCTTGCTCTGCGCCTCGGCCAGGGTGTCGGCAGCCTGCGAAATATCTTCTTCTGTTTCAGCACGCTCCAGCGCCAGCCAGATCGTGTTGACCATCGCAATGCCGCGATTAAGGGCATCGCCAGCCTGCGTCACTTTATGAGGGTCGTAGGTCATGCTGCACTCCCCGGGTTGCTGTGGCGATAAGGCAGGGGGCGCTCGACCGCTGCGATGCTCTCCACAGCGGCCTCTAGGTCGAACCTGCCGTTGGCCGTAAGCGCGAATTCGTAGAAGCTGGTGAAGACGATCACCTGAATGGCTAGGGCACGGGCGGTGGTTGGAGCGAAGCTGAGAACCTTGTCTTCTGCTGTCCGAATGGCGCTGTATTCTGCCTCTAGCTGGTCGTCAGCATCGCCTTGGGCTGCCGCCAGCGCCTCTTGAGCGTCGGACCACTCCTGGTACGCCAGCAATATTCCACGGTCTGGGTCCGGTTCATTGGGACGGGTCTCGATTTTTGAAACGGCAGTGTCCAGATGTTCGACGATCTGGCCGGCCACTTCGCAAAGGGCATTGCCGAACATTCGATCCTCGCCCAGGATGCCGTTGCCTACAAGGCGAACGGTGTGCGCAACGAAACGGGCGCGATCAATAGCATCGACTGCTTCGAGAAGGTTCTTGCTCATGCTGCGTTCCCTTCCGTGCTCGATGACAGTGATCTCTCGGCCTCAATCAAGCGAGAGCGAGCTTCATCTAATTCGGCCGACAAGGTTTCTGCCGAAGCAGATATTTCTGCTGACATCCAAGCGAGAATTTCGATTTCTTTCAGTGAGAAGCCGACAAGGGTGAGCCCGTGGCGTTCGCCCATTCTCCTATTGTCGGTGAGGACGATCTTATGGATCTCCTTTTCGAGCAAATAGCCTAGGTTTTTTGTTCGGGCCATATGGTCAACTATGCCGCCGGTCCTGTCGAACTGCTCGGTAGCGTTGCTGATCGACTCCTCAGCTGGAATTCGCTGAGCAAGTGGTATATTCTCTTGGGAAACCATAGTTACCTCCAACGGTCTTTGGTTGAAGGCTCAGGCAGGTGTGTGCGCACAGCCTGAGCCATTTTGTTTCAGGCAGGGCATCCGCAGAAACGAAAGACTTCGGTAACCATATCGGTTTTTTAACCGAAGTCAACCAATGTCGGTTAAAAAACCTAAAGATCATCTTTGTGGATTTTGACTCGACTCCCGTGACCGCTTGCGCTTTCATGAAGAACATACAGGGAACAATTAGGGGTGGAGTTATGGTGACGTACTTCGTGGTGCAAGCATTCCAGAAAGGGAAGAAAGGCGTGCTGATCGCGGATGAGCCGAGGCAGGCAAGAGACGAGGGGCACTGCAAAGATCTTGCTGAGCGGTTGTCGGAGGGCGCCTCGGCAGTGGTGGCTTTTTCGCGACGTGGAGACCCTGCATCAGGCGACTGGGAAGACGCAGTTATCCTGGCTCAGTTTGGGCAGTTACCAGATGAGCTTTTAGAAATGTCGAGGTAAGACGATGGGTGAGGACGTTTCGCAGTTCGTCGTCGTGGCCCCAAGCGCTATGGGGAAGGCGGTCGAGTATGCTGAGGCCAGAATACTGGACAGACTGGGCCGATCATTTCCGGAATTCGAGTTCCAGATCGAGGCGTTCGGGCCGTTTGTGGAGCCGGACGAATTCTCGGTCATACCGGTCATGAGCAGGCCGCAGCGAGAAGGGGATGACCCGGAGCGCATCTATATGTGCAAGCCACTGGAGCCCTGGGTCATCCCGGCCATCAAGGAAGTGCTCAAAGAGTTTGAGCTGGGAGTAGGGCTGAATTGATCCTTGCCTAGAGATGGCCCCATTTGCTGGCGATCAGGTGCCTGCCTCGGTTTTGGTTTAGCTCCTTACCGAGGTGGCCGGCCTGCCGAGAAAGCCCCCATATACCGGCAGGTCGGTTCGCTCTCGGGGCGGAACCGTCCTGGTTAAAAAAGAAATAGATTTTCACGTCGAGATATGGAATCCGCAGCGATTCTAGCCCATATTATCGTTAGGCCTTCGCAGCCCGAATACGCTGGCTAGACCAGCCGTGCTCTAGAGCTAGGGCTGCGAGGGACCTGACCTCCCTTTAAAATGCCAGATCGTCAAAAACCGCGCATTTCGTGGTGTTTCGCGGCCCCAGGTGTGCCGGCCGGATGCGCGCATCACATAGTCAGCCAGCGCGCCTTTAGGCGAGGTGTGGGAAACTTGGTTTTGTTTCGCAGCAATGGCACCCATCAGAACATCGGCCATCTGGACCGCGCCGACGTGAGTGGAGTTGACGGGCTCGATGCTGCGGACGCAATTGGGCACGGTTCGATACTTTTTGTAAGCATCCGCACAAAGCTCGTTTCTCATGGCGCAAATGTCGACGGAGTCGTTTCCTGCGTCTAGGCGAATATGGATGTTGCGCCGCCCGCCATAAAATTGGCAAAGCCGATGAAGACATAGCTGATAATACATGCGGTTTACGCTTGTATCTCGGTTCTCGTTCTTCTTGGCTTTGTGGTTGTAGCCACCAAATGGCGATATGATGATGTGCAAGGCCGCTTGGCGTTTGTTGACCAGATCAAATGCGTAGTCCACCAGAGCTTCGTAGGCCGCTCGCTTTGCGCCACCACGGTAAGTCGCCCAATGGAATTCGGACCGTATGCCGCCATCGTCACGTAATTTGGCGATATGATCCTCGATCTCCGCGATCCGATTTCCCGCGATAGCAAAACCCCCTGCCACCATGAAATCCTTGTCACGGCTACTGGCGTCCCCGAAGAAAGTTAAGTGCGGCAGGTCAGGGGACGTCACAAATCCCCCTCCGTAAACCGCTTCCCCTTGAGCGACTTGGGCAGTTCAATTTCAAGCGCCTGGTGCGCCTCCGCCGCGACATTCAACCAAGCCCCCAGCTTCATCGGTATCGGCTCAAGCCCAATCGCATACGCTTCGGTCAAGCTCTCGTCGCAGCCCAGCGCTTCGGCCAGTGTCTCATTGGTCCAGCGTAGGATTTCGAGGCATTGGACATAGCGGTCAGGGGTCATCGCCGCCCCACATATGCACAAACCCTGCCGTCTAGCAGCCTATCGCCCATAATAGACCCCCACTACCCGATGGCAAACCGGCCATTCCTGCCTATACTCTTTAAACTCTTCCGGCGGATTCCATTGTTTTAGGGTCCACTCCTTGTCGGTCCAATTGAGCAGTTGCTTCACCATCGCCTCGTTGTCTGATCCGTCGGGTGGCGTGTGGTAGAGGATTACGTTTGCGCCGCGCGCAGGGGGCAGGTGAGGATTTACTAAGGCTGTATCTCCCTCATTGATCGCAGGAACCATTGAGGTTCCCTTGATCAGCAATCCATAGCCGCCTCTTACGTTTTCAAGTTCAGCCGGACGTTTTACGCGATCGATTTCGTCAAACGTCACGATGACGTGACCGTCCCCGCCCATGGCCGCCGCATAGACGGGCATCGTCCCAGTACCCAGTAGCTCACGGCCCGGAATCAAGGGTGTGGTAGGTCTTGTAGCCACGAGATCAGGCGAGGCGTTCTCTGAATTTGGTTCGTCGCCGGTCAGGAGCCAAGATGCTGTTGTTCCGAGAACGGGGGCAAGCGCATCAATGGTGCGCGAACTCACTCCCGCGTGGATGTCGCCAGCTTGGACTTTGCGGCGCATGTTTCGGATCGCATCAAGCGATAGCCCGGCGTGGCGCGACGCTGCGGTGGCAGACAGTCCGAGTGCCTCTAGGCGAGATTCAATCCGGTCAAGAACGTCTTTTAGCATGGCGCCCATCCTATTTGATGGGTTTTTAAACCGCCATAGGTTAGAATACCGTTGACAATCTCGGTTAAATAACCGATATGGGGGCATGCCTCATGTTTCGCACATCATCGCATTGGCCGATATTTGGCTTGCCGCAACAGATCTCCGTGAGACCACATTGAGCAACCGCCTCTTTGGTGAGAGCAAAAAGCTATCTCTCCTTCGTGGCGGAGCAGATCTCACAACCGGTCGCTATCGGTTGGCGGTGCGGTGGTTCGCTAAAAATTGGCCGGAGGGTGTGGAATGGCCGGAGATCGTACCCGAGCCGAGTAACGCCGCCTGACACGAGTTTAACCGGGTCGGGCAGTCGAAGTGAGAAGCGCGCCAGACCCCAGACATAGGTGAGAAAATGAAACGCGACACAATCGCGACCGGCGAAGCCTTGCCTGATGTTGAAGCGGCAGCCGGTGTTGACGTGACCGATCGGGCTGGCGTGGCGAGCACTGAAACGCTCATCCGTTCGGTCGGTTCATTTGTCACGGCCTGCAACGCGGTCCCATTCGAGGGGCCAGTCACCATTGGTGTGCTCAGCCGCCGCACTCTGGCCAAGGTCTATCTGCGTCGCGCCCTCGACGCCTTTTGCGATGCGCGGGGGATCGAGCGGTTATGAGTGGCCTTTCCAAAACAGAGACCAGTCGGCTTGCTGTCTGTGAGGGCATCATTTCGCGCGGCGTCACCGTCTTCATCGAAGTCGGCAAGGCCCTGACGGAAATTCGCGATGGCAAGCTTTATCGTGCATCCCATAAGACTTTCGAGGCCTACTGCAAGGAGCGGTGGGAGATTGGCCGCTCTCGGGCCTATGACCTTATCGACCAAGCCAAAGTAACTGCATCACTTGAGCAGGCCGGTGTCGATTTGTCCGACGCGTCGGACATTTCTGTTCGCCACGCTCGTGGCCTCAAGGATGATTCCGCCGCCTTAGAGGCCGTTAAGGAGAGGGTCGAGGCCGGCGAACAACCGAACGACGCTATCGGCGCTGTTGTTGAAGCCAAGAGGGCCGCAAAGGCCGAGCAGCAAGCTGAGTACGACCGCCAGCGCGACGAAGCGCGCGAGAACCTTAACGTCGAAGTGAAGGCTTCCGAGGCCCGCAAGGCTGAGCGCTCATTCAATCGTGAACCCTCAAAAGGCGACGACGCTGAGCGCATCGCGTCTCTGCTCTATGAGAACGAGGAGTTGCAGAACATCAATGAGGACCAGAAGGCTGAAATTGATCAGCTTCGGGAAACCCTCACGAAATACGACGACATGGTCGTTGAATATGAGCGCGGTGGCTTCGAGGAAGTTATCGAGGGGCTGCGCGAGCGAATCGGCAACCTCCAGCGCCAGGTCGAGCGCGAGAGCGAGGAAAAAGTTCGGAACCTTCGTTCGGCGGAGTACTGGAAGAAAAAGGCCATCGAGTCTGGCGCAAACGCCGACATCGTCATCGACCTGAAAACGGGTGAGGTGACCCGTGGCTGACGTGGCGACCATTCTTTCCAAAGTGCGGGCGCTGGGCGCGGATATCGTGCTCGACGGCGGCCACATGAAGATCGTCAACCCGCTCAATCTCTCAGATGAACAGCGCACGTGGCTGACGGGCAACTGCGCCTCCATCGAGAACCACCTGCGCACCGTGGAAGCGGATCAGGCCTTTGACGATGGCTCGCCTAAGCCATGGGCCGAGTTCCTTCGGTTTCTGTATGGCGCGCGCCCCGACGGCGTCGACCAATGCGATTGGTCGTGGTTCGTCTCGAAAGCCGATCACGTTGTGCGCGGCGACGTGGAGCCGGCGCCATGAACATGCTGTTTGGCCTCGAACCGCGTGAAATCGACCTCAGGCCCTATCAGGCCGACGCGGTGGAATTGCTCCGCAACGGAATACGCGAGGGCAGGCGGCGCCAGGTGCTCGTCGCTCCCACCGGTGCGGGCAAGACCGAAATGGCGATGAAGATCGTTCAGGAAGCTGAGCGGAAAGGATCGCGCGCCTGGTTCGTCGTCGATCGTGTTGCTCTTATCGATCAGACCAGCGAGCGCTTCGCCTCCTATGGCATTGATCACGGCATTATTCAGGCCGCCCATTTCCTCACGGACTATTCCAAACCCGTTCAGATCGCCAGCGCGCAGACCCTTGCTCGTCGCCAGCTGCGCGAGTTGCCCAGCCTCATCATCTGGGATGAGTGCCACGCGGTCTATAAGTCCATTCTCGATCTGGCGAGCAGGGCAGAGCAGGCCAAGGTCGTCGGCCTCACAGCCACCCCCTTCACGGCTGGGATGGCGGGCCATTGGGACGGGCTGGTCAACAGCACCACCGTCAACAAGCTGCTGGCAGAGGGCTATCTCTCGCCGTTGCGCATCAAGGCATGTGTCAGCCCGGATATGGACGGCGCAAAGAAGAAGTTTACCGGGGAATACGAGGACGAAGAGGCCGGGCAGCGCGGCATTACGATCATCGGCAACGTTGTCGACACCTGGATTGAACAGACTCGCAAGACGTTCGGCGGGCCGGTCAAAACCATCGTCTTTTCGCCGTCGGTCAAACATGGCGAGGAGCTATGCCGTCAGTTTGCCGAGGCTGGGTACAACTTCCAGCAGATCAGTTATCTCGACAAGGACGACGGGGAGCGTCGCGACAAGATCGCTGAGTTCCGCAAGCCCAACAGCGCGATCGATGGACTGGTGTCCTGCGCCGTGCTGACCAAGGGCTTTGACGTTCCAGACGTGCTGTGCGGCATTTCCTGCCGTCCCTATCGTAAGAGTTTTTCCAGCCACATTCAGGAGATGGGCCGCATCATGCGCATCCATCCCGGCAAGGAATTCGGCCTCTGGCTCGATCACTCTGGGAACTGCATTTCCTTCGCCGACGATACGGCATGGCTGTTTGAGTATGGGGTCGACACGCTCTCAACTGCCCAGAAAAAGGACACCGAGGTTCGGGAGCCAACGGAGAAGGTTCGCAAAGAGCGTTTCTGCGGCGAATGCGGGACACAGATGGTCCCGGCGCAGAATGCTTGCCCGGCGTGTGGGTGGGAGCGGCCAGCCCGAGGCGAAATTCAGTATGTTCAGGGCCAGTTGATCGACCTCGATCACGCACCTGCAAAGGCATTCGCTCCTCGAAAAGGGATGCGGGCAGCATGTCTCGACAACCCTCGGAGGGTCTGGAACGCCGCGGTGGTCTATTGCCAGGCGAATAGCCGGAAGGGCGAGGTGGCGGCGCGCAAATGGGCCTATGGGATTTGGCGCGGTATCTATCCCGACAGCACCCTGCCTTTCGGGCTCTACGAAGCTTTCGGCGACGCCAAGACAGTTCGCGAGGACGAATGGGGGCTCATCGAACGTGAGGTCGCCCGCTTCCGGAAATCAAGCCGGAGGCGTGCAGCATGACGCTGGACGAAGCGATTGCCCGCGCCTGTGCATCGGTTGGCATCGTCCCGCCGCGTGGTCGCCAGCCCATGCGCAAATGGATCGCAGCCGATACGCTGGCCAAGAACGGCAAAGGTGATGGCCGGATCATCCTCGATGAGGAACGCGTCACGGCAGTCAATTGGCAGACCGGTGACAAGGCGACGGTCTGGCTTAGGGAAGAGCGCACTGTCGAGGATCGCAAGCGGTACGCCCAGGCACGACGCGCGCAAGACGCCGAGGATCGCAAGAGAGCGGAGCGCGCCGCGGACATAGCTCGTCAAATCATTGCCGCTGCAAGGCCCGGCCCGCATGCCTATCTCGCCCGCAAGGGGTTCCGAGATGAACAGGCTCTGGTCATTGCCAGCAGCGATGTGGCGCGGATAGGGGGCGATTATCTGGTGTCTCCCGGCGCTGGCGAGGCCATCGTTATACCGGCCCGGATCGGCAAGCGGATCACCAGTGTGCAGCTCATCTGGGAAGAGGGGACCAAGAAGTTCCTCTATGGCGGCGAGATGGGCGGTGCGGCGCATCGGATCTCCACCGGTCGCGACACCTGGCTATGCGAAGGCTATGCCACCGCGCTGTCGGTGCGAGCCGCTTTGCAAGGCCTCAACCGGCCCGGCACGATCCTCGTATGCTTTTCCGCGTCTAACGTCACAAGGGTCGCGGGCGCATTGCCCAGACAAGCCAGATGCTTGATCGCCGCCGACAATGACGCGCCGCCCGCCGCTCGCCCAGAGCAGTTTGAAGGCATGGGCGCTGGCGAGTATTTCGCGCGCAAAGCGGGCAGGCCATACGTCATGCCGCCCGAATTGGGCACCGACTTCAACGACTTTCACGTCGATCAGGGCATTTTTGCCGTTCAGCGCTTCCTCATGAAACTGAACCGGGAGGCGCATGTGCCTTAGCGGTGGTCAGGCCGGAAGATGTCACGGCCTCAGCGAGGACGGCGAAAGCTTGAAACGCTTCCGGGATCGGTTTGGTGGACCGCTCGTCGCGCCGGTAACAGCGACACATAGCCTGCACAGAGACCCCAGCGATTGGGGCGGGTAGGGCCGGAAACAGGACGGCCTCCGATACGCAGGGACATCAACACCCACACAGGACGCACCCGGAAATGAGGTGCAGCCTTCCCCTTGTCGCCTGGATGGCTTTGGGAAGGTGCCGCTGCTTAGCGAAGCGCGTGTAGGGCCGACAGGGCAACCCCGGCTCGATCCTCCTACGGACAAGGGAGGAAATCACGTATCCAGGTGTGTAAAGGGCATCCCAGTTCGTGAGCCAGTTACCGCACACTTCGTCCCCGTAGCAGGGCGAAGTGTGCCTTGAACAAACCCGTCCGAAAGCCAACTACGCCCAGCCGAAAGGCCTGAGGGTGATGCAGAGATGGAGACTGATGAGATGAACACTGACAGCGAAATGACTTGTCGCGACCCCGGCCCGCTGCCCGACCTTGATTGGATCGACAAAGGCCTGATTGATGTGGATCCGGCCTATCAGCGCGGGCTCGATGAAAACCGCGTTCTCAAAATCCTTGACTGGTTTTCGTGGAAGAGCTTTGGGGCGCTGGTGCTCGCCAAGGCCGGCGATGGTCGATACCACGCGATTGATGGCCAGCACCGGCTCGAAGCCGCGAAGCGCCACCCCAGCGTCACGCTGGTCCCGTGTACGATCATCGAGACAGATGGAACTGTCGCCGAAGCCGAAACCTTCGTCGCGGTGAATGCAAACCGCAAGAATGTCAGCCCCCTCGAAATGTTCTGGGCGGAACTGGCGGCCAATGACGAGGATGCGCTGACCGTCCGGCAGGTCTGTGAGCGGGCAGGGATCAGGATATTGCGCTATCCCGGCAGCAACGGGAGCTATCGGCCAGGAGAGACTGTCGCGATCGCCCGACTCCGGTCGCTGGTCGGCAGGCACACGGCCATGCGCGCCCGGCAGGTCCTCGAAGTACTCGCCAATGCCGAGCTTGCCCCTGTCACTGGCTTGCAGATCAAGGCCTGCGAGCAACTGATGACCGATCCTGAATATTGCGACCAGATTGAGCCGGAAGCACTGGCGGATGCCATACGCGGCAATGCGGTAATGCTGGACGATGAGGCAGCGGTGTTTGCCGCCACGCACCGCATGCCGAAGTGGAAGGCGCTGGTGTCGGTGTGGTTCAGGAAGACGCGGAAGAAGCGGCGAGCGACATCGTGACAGCCTTGAATGCGGAGCGTCCTTCTGTCAGTAATGAGCCTACTCATCCCGGACCCGGTGAAACTCCGGGTGGCTCTTCCGGCCGCCGATCCGCCGGACACTCAAGATAAAGCTCGTTTCCCGCAGTTCGGCCCGCCCAAGCGGCCCGGACGATCGCTTCGATTGTGTGTTTATGTTCTCGAAAGAAACCATCCGCCGCAACTGGTTCTCCAATATTCGCGCCGATATCCTTGCCGGTATCGTTGTGGCGCTCGCCCTCATCCCCGAGGCCATCGGCTTTTCCATCATCGCGGGGGTCGATCCCCGCGTCGGCCTTTACGCCTCGGTGGTCATCGCCATCGTCATTTCGTTCGCTGGCGGCCGTCCGGCCATGATCTCGGCGGCGACCGCCGCGACGGCGGTGCTGTTTGGGACTCTCGTGCGCGAACATGGCCTGCAATATCTTCTGGCCGCCACCATCCTTGCCGGCGTCATCCAGATCATCGCGGGCTGGCTGCGCATCGGCTATGTTATGCGGTTCGTATCGCGTTCGGTGATGACGGGCTTCGTCAATGCACTCGCCATCCTCATCTTCATGGCGCAATTGCCCGAACTGATCGGGGTGACGTGGGAAACCTACGCGCTGATCGGGGTGGGCCTCGCCATCATCTATCTTTTCCCGAGGCTGACGACCAAAGTGCCTTCACCACTGGTCTGCATCCTTGTCCTGACCGCGCTTGCCCTGATGCTGGGCATCGACATCCGCACGGTTGCCGATCTTGGCGAACTGCCCGACGCGCTGCCGATCCTGCTTTTCCCCGACATTCCGCTCAACCTCGAAACGCTGTGGATCATCCTGCCCACTTCGATCGCCGTGGCCGCCGTGGGCCTTCTGGAAAGTCTTCTCACCGCCTCGATCGTCGACCAGATGACCGACACGAGCAGCGACAAGAACCGGGAAAGCATCGGCCAGGGCATCGCCAATATCGCCAGCGGCATGTTCGGCGGCATGGCCGGGTGCGCGATGATCGGGCAGTCCGTCATCAACGTGAAATCGGGCGGGCGCACGCGGCTTTCAACGTTCACCGCGGGGTCTTTCCTGCTGTTTCTGCTAATAGTGCTCGGCGACCTGGTAGGATTCATTCCCATGCCCGCGCTGGTGGCGATCATGATTATGGTGTCGATCGGCACCTTCAGTTGGACCTCGCTGGCCGATCTCCGCCATCATCCTCGCCGGTCGAGCCTCGTCATGCTGGCAACCGTCATAACCGTCGTCGGCACGCAGAACCTGGCGCTTGGGGTCGGAGTCGGCGTGCTGCTTTCGGGCATCTTCTTTGCCTGGAAGGTCGCGCAGATTTTCCGCGTCACGACTACGCTTTCAGAAGACGGAAAGCATCGGCGCTATCTTGTCGAAGGCCAGATCTTCTTTGCCTCGGCGGATGATTTCCTTTCGGCCTTTGATTTCGGCGAGGCGCTGGAAAGTGTCACAATCGACGTAGGCAAGGCCCATATCTGGGACCTGACCGGCGTCAACGCGATCGATAAGGCCGTCCTCAAATTCCGCAAGGCCGGAACCGAGGTCGAGGTGGTGGGATTGAACGATGCCAGCGCCACCATCATGGACCAGTTGGCCATGCATGATCAGCCTAACGCGATGGAAAAGGTACTTGGACATTAGCGTTGCGCCTAACTGAGCTCTTGACCCTTTAGGTTCTTTGTTCCATATTCGTTCTCTCGCTTCGACTGCCCGGCCTCTCATTCATCCGAGAGGTCGATCTATGTCTAAGCCCCGTTCGGGCCCCAAGACCAAGCCGCTCACCTATGAGCAGGCCGTTGCCGCGCTTCCCGCCGCACAGGCGGAGTTGAGCGCTGGCGTTCACGATCATTCCCCAGAATACCGGAAGTGCGTCGAGCAGCTGAACGAGCTTTATGCCGTCATGGCCCGTGACATGGCCGCGACAGAGCTTGCCCGGCGGCGCTACAACGACCTCGTCGCTATCGTCAACAAAGGCAAGGACGAGCCCAAGAAGGTGATCGCCAGCCGCCTGACGGACGATCCGAGTGTCACCAAGGGACTGCTGGAGGCGGTGGCCAGCGGCGAGGTCGAAACCCAGCACGAGGAACGGAAGTTCACGCCGCACAACATGGTGATTCTGATCGGCGGGCTGGCCCGGGTGAAGTCACGGACTGAGGCTCAGACTCTCGCGGCGATCCGGTATGCCAAGCTGTTCGACCTGTCCCAGATTGGCGGAGCGCGCGCGATCGATTACGAGCAGGTCAAGGTCGATACGTCTGGGCCGCAACAGGATCAGATCACAGTTGCCCAGGATGATGCCCGACGCGAGCTGGCAGACGCGCGGCAGGCCCTCAGCACTCGTGCAGCAGGAATTGTCGACGCGGTAGTAATCGGTGGGGCCTCGGTCCGCAAGTTGGCGGCAAAGCTCGGCCACGGCGGCAGCGGCAAAGCGCGGCGCAAAGCGGAAAAGGAACTGCTCGATGCTATGAGCGTGCTGGTCGAGTTCTTCAAGCTGGACCCGCCGGCCAAATCCCGTACCCACCGTTGGGGTGACGGTAGCAAAGCCGTGATTATCGAAGATGAGAACGGAAACCCTGTTCAAAACGCAGAAGCGGCGTAGGGTGGCCCCTCTGGCCCCCCTTGCGTAGGGGGCCAAATCACCCTATGTTCACGTTATGTTGGTGTTTCGCGCCATTGAACAAGGCTCGCTTCGGCGGGCCTTTTGCGTTTCTACCTCCCACATCGATACGGCAGCCAAACATTCTTATGGCGCTGCCAGGAAGTTCATGACAATAACGCCCAGTTTGGCTGCGAGGAGCAGCTACCTAGAGGGATATATTCTCATGAAAATTCTTAAAATCGGGGCTGTCGCCACGATCTCAGCCATGATGGCCATAGCGCCAGTCGCCGCAAATGATGTTGAGTTCACGTTGGTCAACGATTCCAGCTATATATTGACCTATTTTTACGCGTCTCCCAGCAGTGACGATTCATGGGGCGATGACCTGCTCGATGAAGTCGGAATTCTGGAGCCAGGCTATGAAGGCACCGTGTTTATCGGGGGCGGATCAGACGAGTGCATTTACGACTTCCGGTTCGAGACTGCCGAGGGGCCTGAACTCGAAGTGGCAGAAATCGATATCTGTGAGTTGGAAAGCTACACGCTGGTCGATGAGTGATTTTGCAGCCGCGTCACCTGCTCGGGTGGCGCGGTCTGTTTCTCCAACTGCTTCCGAAATGGAAGTGGTTCGAAAAGCAGGTAGCAAGACCCAGCACGCTACCGTACTCCCGCTGGGTTACTCATCAAAAGGGCACTCCACAAAAGGCTGTCATGGAGGTAGCGTTCGCCTCCGGACGCGGCGTCATTGGCGAAGGAGTGCTTACAGCGTGAATGTTCATCCTTATATCCGGATCGGAGTTCTTTTTCTGGGCCTGAGTGTCATCTGGCTCTTTATGATGTTGGCCACTGGGAACCATCAGTATTCGCTGAGTAGGCACGTCTTAAACGCCGCATTAGCCAGTGCCCTCACAGTCCCATTGATCGCCCTTTTGCGTAGTCGTCTGGACAGAGGCACCCTTGCGGGACTGGGCTTGCCGTTTTCTTCAGCAGCAATCAGACCATTGATAGTTGGTGCAGTAGCATTTGTCCTGCCGTCGCTCACCGGAATTGCAATTGTTTTGATTTTGGGGTGGTCAAGCATCGTGCCGCAATTCCCGATGGCCGAGATCATCGCATTCGTTCCACTACTTATCATCTTGGTGTTTTTCTTTGAGGCGCTGCCGGAAGAGCTGGCGTTTCGCGGCTATATCTACGCAGCCTTGGCTGAACGTCATTCCCGCATAGTTTCCATTATCGTTCAGTCTGCACTGTTCGCGTGTTGGGGAGCGGCATTATGGACTATCTCAACAGGAACTGTCGCTTTGGATCGCTTCGTTATGTTCGCCGCGGTTGCTTTCGTGCTCGGCCTGGTGAGGGTGATGACTGGTTCGGTATGGGCTTGTGTCGGCCTTCACACGGCGTGGCAGACAACGGCACAGTTGATCCTGCATGCGAATAGGGGGCACTTCGCTGTAGATGGCGCTGAGATGCTGCAAATGATTGCGTTCGGCGTGGTCCCATTCTCACTAGTTGCGCTCATCGTGGGGCTGTTATATCGCGCGCCAGTCGGCTGGCTCCAAGTGGAGGGTACGGTGGGCAGAGCGTAGCATATCGGGCCGATCTCACTGGCCAACAACAGGGGAACGCCCAATGCCCCGCAAGCCACCATCCCGCAAGCCCGCCGCCCAACTGAGCAGTCCAGCAGCGAGCAAGTAAGGCAGGAGTATCATGGCCCGCCTCAAGACCATCAAGCCCATGGTGGCAACACTCAAGCCTCAGCTCACTGCCGCCGTCCAGCACGAGACTCCACGCCTCCGAGGCAGGGCAGGGGTAAAGCAGCGTCACCGCCGCATGCTCCGCACCAACTACATGTGCGAGCTCTGCCAAGCCAAAGGCATCATCACCGTCGCCACCGTAGTGGATCACATAGTCCCCCTTGCCCTTGGTGGCACAGACGATGACAGCAACACCCGCAACCTTTGCGATGAACACCACCGCATCGTCACTGCCGAGCAGTTCGGGCGAGAGGTCAGGCCGACACCGGACCGCTATCGCCGCCGCTGACCCTGGGGGGGGGTATTCGAAAGTTCAAAAACCGGGCCGAGCGGACACCCGCGCCCCCCTCACGCAGAGATTTTTTCCTCCCTCAGATTACGCAGTGCGTACCAAGTGCGAACTGGAAGTCATGACGAACAAGAAACAGCCGATCGATTGGGCCGCCATCGAGAAGGACTATCGCGGCACAACCCGCAGTATCCGGGAGATTGCGGCGTGGTTCTCGATCACCGAAGGCGCGATCCGCAAACGCGCGAAAAAGCATGGCTGGGTACGCGAAGCGGTCGAAGCCAGTACGCAGGCGGAAACCGTGGAGCCGGTGCGTATTCCCCGGCCCATCGCCGATGTGCCCAAGGTCGAGGAAGTCATCGGGCGCGGGCGCAACCTGGCCGATCGGCTGCTCGATGAACTGACAGCCGAAACGATGCACCTGGGCGAGCTTGAGGCCATCATCATGATGAACGAAGTCGACCCTGACCGGGTGGCAGCGCTCAAGCAGGCGGTGAGCTTGCCGGTACGCGCCAAGACGCTTCAGACCATCGCGCTGGCGCTCAAGACGATGGGCGAGACGGCGGACGGAGGCCGGAGCGGTAAGAAGGCAGCACGTCAGGCCCGGGCAGAAGGCGCGGCTGGCGGGGGCAGTAAGTTCGCCGCACCGAGTGCTCCCAAGCTTGTGGTCGACAATAAGCGATGATCTGGAGCACGGCCTGCCCGGATTGGGCGGAACGGATTGTTGCCGGTCATTCCCTGATCCCGAGCAAACCGCTGTTCCCGAGCGAGGCGCAGGCGGCGCTGGACGTGTTCAAGGCGCTGCGCATTGTCGACGCACCCGGCAGACCGACGTTTGGCGAGGCGGGCGGGCAGTGGGTCTTTGATTTCGTTGAGGCGGTGTTCGGGGCCTATGACGCGGACAGCGGTCAGAGGCTGATCAGCGAGTTCTTCCTGTGCGTTGCCAAGAAGAACGGCAAGTCGACCATCGCCGCCGGGATCATGCTCACGGCGCTGATCCGCAACTGGCGGGACTCGAACGAACTGATCATCGTCGCGCCGACCATCAAGGCGGCAGACAACTCGTTCAAGCCCGCTGCCGACATGGTGCGGGCTGATCCCGAACTGAACGCGGCCGAGGAAGGGTTCCTGCACATTCAGGATCACCTTCGGACCATCACGCATTTGAAGACGGGCGCAACACTACGGGTGCTGGCGGCAGATACCGGGACGGTGGCGGGCAACAAATCTGCCTTCGTGCTGGTCGACGAGCTTTGGGAGTTCGGCTCGAAGAAGGGCGCCGACGCGATGATGCGCGAGGCGGCGGGCGGGCGGGTGGCGCGCCCCGAAGGGTTCCTGATCTCGATCACGACGCAAAGCGATGCGCCGCCGGCGGGGGTGTTCAAGGACAAGCTCGACTATGCCCGCCAGGTTCGGGACGGCGAGATCGAGGACAAGAAGTTCCTGCCGGTGATCTATGAATTTCCGCAGGCCATGATCGACAGTGAGGCTTATGCCAAGCCGGAGAACTTTTTCATCACGAACCCCTATATCGGCCATACCGAATGGGGGCGGGAGTGGATCGCGGACGAGCTCGACAAGGAGCGGGCCAAGGGGCCGGAGACGCGCAACGTCTTCCTTGCCAAGCACCTCAACATCGAGATTGGGATGAACCTGCGCGCCAATCGCTGGCCCGGCGCGGATTTCTGGCCGGTGCGGGCTGATCGGGCGATCACCTATGAGGCGCTGCTCGATGAGTGCGAGGTGATCGTGCCCGGACTCGACGGTGGCGGGCTCGATGACCTGTTCGGCCTGACATTGCTGGGGCGTCACAAGGCAACGCGTGACTGGTGGGCTTGGTCCAAGGCCTGGGCGCATCAGGGTGTGCTGGAGCGGCGGAAGTCGATCGCGCCACGGCTGCGGGATTTCGAGCAGGCTGGAGAACTGATCATCGTCGATGACGAGTTGGAGGACATTTCCTCGATCATCGAAATCATCGCCGAGATCAAGCAGCGCGGAAAGCTCGGGCCGGTGGCGGTTGACCCGGCAGGGCTGGGCGAATTGCTCGAAGCGCTCGATGAAATCGGCGTCACCCAGGAGGATGGGCTGCTGATCGGCGCGCCGCAGGGCTTTGGCATGATGAACGCGATCAAGACGGCGGAGCGCAAGCTGGCCAATGGAACGCTGCGCCATGCCGGTCAGGACCTGATGGCGTGGTGCGTGAGTAACCTCAAGATCGAGCCGACCGCAACGGCAATCCGGGCGACCAAACAGAACGCGGGTGACGCCAAGATCGACCCGGCCATGGCGCTGTTCAACGCGGTGACTGTGATGATGCGCAATCCGGAGGCCAAGCAGTCCGGACACCTTGACGATTATCTTCGAAGCCTTGCGGAGACGGCATGAACCTGTTGCAGAAAATGCTGGCTCCGTTCCTTGCCAAGTCGGCAGTGTCGGACCCGCCGCCGCGTATGTTGTCGCTGACGGAGCCGCGCGGCTGGGGCATCGAGCCGTCGTTTTCGGGGGAGAGTGTCGGGGCGCAGGATGTTCTGGCGCTCTCGACCGCCTGGGCTTGCGTGAACCTGATCGCTGGGACCATCGGCGCGTTGCCGCTGATGATCTATCGCTCCGACGAAAACGGCGGGCGCACGGTCGCGCGGGATCACGCGCTCTATCGCATTTTGCACGACAGCCCGAACGCGCATCAGACGGCGCTCGACTTTCTGGAGTTCGTGTCGGCCAGCCTTGAGCTGCAAGGCAATGGGATCGCCCGCAAGCTTCGGAACGGGCAGCGCGAGATTGTCGGGCTGGCACCTGTTCCTTGGGACGTGGTCACAGTCACGCGGCAGTCTACCGGACGCTTGCGCTACAGCTGGACCGAGAATGGCCAGCGCTTCGAGCTTGATCAGGATGACGTGCTGCATATCCGCGGGTTCGGTGGCGGGCCGCTCGGGGGCCTATCCACGCTCACCTATGGCCGTCAGACGTTCGGACTGGCCAAGGCAATTGAGAAATCGGCAGGCGGGACTTTTGCCAACGGCATGCGCCCCAGCGTGGTCCTCGCCTACAAGGAATGGCTGACGCCCGAACAGCGCGACCTTGTTGAAGGCAAGCTTGAGGAAAAATATGTCGGCGCGATCAATGCCGGTCGGCCTTTCATCGTCGAGGGCGGTCAGACAGTAACGCCGCTGTCGATGAACCCGGAAGACGCCCAGATGCTGCAATCGCGGGGCTTTTCGGTCGAGGAAGTCTGCCGGTTCTTTGGGGTGCCACCGTTCATGGTGGGGCACACCGAGAAATCGACCAGTTGGGGCACCGGCCTTGAGCAGCAAACGCTGGGTTTCCAGAAGTTTACCCTGCGCCGCCGTCTCGCCCGGATCGAGCAGGCGATGCGCAAGCAGCTCCTGACGGCGGAAGACCGGGCGGCAGGGATTACAATCGAGTTCAGCATTGAGGGGCTGCTGCGGGGCGACAGCGCGGCGCGCGCTGCGTTCTACCAGCGCATGAGCCAGATGGGCGCGATGACGATCAACGAAATTCGCCAGCTGGAAAATCTGCCGCCGGTCGAAGGTGGGGACATTCCGCGTATGCAGATGCAGAACGTGCCGATCACCGAAGCCGGCAAAGAAGGAGCCGACAATGCTCAGGTTTAAGGATGCCACGATCGATCTGACCCGCACCGCGCCTGTCCTCGACATTAAGGAGCTGCGGGATACGGGCGAATTCGAAGGTTATGGCTCGACGTTCGGCGGAGAGCCGGACAGTTATGGCGACGTGATTGCGTCCGGTGCCTTTAAGGACAGCCTTGCCGAGCACCAGGCCAACGGAACGATGCCCAAGCTGTTCTGGCAGCACAACCGAGACGAACCGATCGGCAAGTGGGTGGAGGCGAAAGAAGACGCGAAGGGCCTCTATCTCAAGGGCAAGCTCAACATGGGCGTCCAGCGAGCCCGCGAGGCCTATGAGCTGCTCAAAGAGGGCGATATCGACGGCCTCTCGATCGGGTATCGCATCAAGGCCTATTCCGTCGATACCGACACCGGTGTCTGGACGCTGGAAAAGCTCGACCTCAAAGAGGTGTCGATTGTTTCGATCGGCGCAAACGATCGGGCGACCATCTCCAGCGTTAAGGCGGCAAAGGCCGCATACGAACTCACGGACAAGCTCAAGGCCGGGGACCGGCTGACCGAGCGGGAATTCGAGACATGGCTCAAGGGATTGGGCTTCTCGAATTCGCAGGCGGAGCGTACCGCGCGCATCCACCTGAAAGGGCAGGGGGAACCTGCCGGTGCGGAAGATGAACGCCTCGCATTAATGCGGGCAATCCTGGGTCGCTAGACCCTTCCCATACATTATCGGAGGTTCCCATGTCGGAACAGAAAACCCGCGAAGAGCTCGCGGAAGAGATCAAGGCTGCCCAGTCCAAGATCGTCAAAGAAGAGGTCGACAAAGTCCGCGGTGAGTTTGAAGACTTCATCGGCAAGTCGGCCAAGGACGGAAAGCTGTCCGAGACCATCAAGGGCGATATCGACCAGGCGCTGACCAAACTCAACGCTACCCTCGATGAAAAGTTTGCCGATATCGATCAGCAGTTCGCTGCCGGGGGCGGCGGGAGCGACGATGAGTTCAAATCGTTCGGTGACCAGTTCATCGAAGACGAGCGCGTCAAATCTTTCCTGTCTGGTGATCCGTCCAGCGGCAAGATCGATATGCGTTTCAAGGCAACGATCACCAGCGCCACCACCAACGCTGCGGGCTCCGCGGGGGCCGGGGTTGAGACCACCCGCCTGCCGGGCATCCTTGAGCTGCCCCAGCGCCGCCTGACTGTGCGTGATCTGATCTCGCCTGGCCGGATGGACGGCAACTCGCTCGAATATGTGCGCGAAACCGGGTTCACCAACAACGCCGCTGGCGTCGCGGAAGGCGCGGCCAAGCCGTCGTCCGATCTCCAGTTCGATCTGGTGACCACCTCGGCCAAGGTGATCGCGCACTGGATGAAGGCATCCAAGCAGATCCTTTCGGACTTCTCCCAGCTCCGCTCGATCATCGACCAGCGCCTGATGTACGGGCTGGCCTATGTTGAGGAGGATCAGCTGCTCAATGGTGATGGCACTGGTCAGAACCTGCACGGCATCCTGCCCCAGGCAACGGCCTTTGCGATCCCCACCGGTGCAGTTGCCCCGGCACCGATGACGTCAATCGACACGCTGCGGCTGGCCATGCTGCAGGCCGCTCTGGCTGAATATCCGGCCACCGGCCACGTGCTCAACCCGATCGACTGGGCCAATATCGAGCTGACCAAGGACAACGAAGGCCGTTACATCATCGGCAATCCACAGGGTACGGCGCAGCCGAACATGTGGGGTCTGCCGGTCGTGGCCACTCAGGCCATGGATGTCGGCACGTTCCTCACCGGTGCGTTCCGTCTCGGTGCCCAGCTGTTCGACCGCTGGGATGCGCGTGTTGAGGTCGGCTACGTCAATGATGACTTCACCCGTAACCTTGTGACGATCCTCGCAGAGGAACGCCTTGCGCTGGCTCTGTACCGTCCCGAAGCCTTCATCACCGGACCCATTAATCCGGCAGTTGAAGCGCCCGGTGGCGGCGACTGATCTCGTTCGGCTCATCAAGGAGGGCGGTTTGCGCCGCCCTCTCTATGAACCGAAAGGAGCTCCCCCATGAAATACGACGTTCTGCGCCAGCACATTGGCGACAAGCGCTATGCCAAGGGCGACGTGCGCGAGGCCGAGCCCCGCGACGTGGCGCACCTGATTAAGGCCGGCATCCTTGCCGAGCAGAAGACCAAGAAAGAACCCGCGCCCAAAAACAAGGCCGAGCCTGCCCCGAAAAACAAGGCTGACGCCAAGAAGGATTGATCATGGCTGATATCGTCATCAAGAGCCTGGGGCCGCTGTGGGAGCTCGAAGAGGTTAAGCTGCACCTCCGCGTCGATGATGACGATGAGGATGACCTGATCAAAGCCTATATGGCGGCGGCTGAAAAGGCGCTGCTGCGGTTCTGCAACCTGTCACTGGTCCCGTTCGGGCAAGAGGCGGTATTCAAGGCGGCAGGGTTCATCACCGTGAGCGCCTTCTATGATAACCGGCTTATGACCGGTAGCGAGGACGGCATTCCTTCCGCCGCTCGTGCGCTTGTCTGGCCCTATCGCTGGTTGCCGATCTGATGGCGCGCAAGATCGACGCCGGGAGCCTCGACCGCCGCATTGCCCTCGAGCGCTACGGCGTCACCCGAGACGAATGGAACAACCCGATTGAAGGCTGGGCTGAACTGGCAAAGGTCTGGGCAGAAAAGCGGGATGTCAGCGATACCGAGCGGTTGCGTGGCGCTGAGGTTGGCTCGACGCTCACCACGCGGTTCGTGATCCGGTGGAACAAGAAGGTCACTGACCTCAACACCAAAGATCGGCTGACCTGTGACGGGCTGATTTACGGCGTCGTCGGCGTCAAGGAGCTTGGGCGGCGCGAGTATATCGAGATCACGGCGGCGGCGCGGTCCGACCTGTTCAATCTGACGCCCGCACCGGAGCCCGGGCCATGAAGCCGGTGAGGGTGAAAATTGAAGGCCTGCGCGAGGTCGATGCCGCCCTGCAGGAACTAAAATTGCGCACAGCGAGAAACATTACGCGCAAGGCTCTCAATGACGGTGGCGAGATCATTGCCCAGGATATGCGAGCCCGAGCTCCGGTCGATGAAGGTAACCTTCGGGAAAGCATTTCCGTTTCTGGAACGCTCTCACGGCGCCAGAGGGGCTTACATCGAAAGCGATCTGACCAAGAGCGCTTTGTCGGCCCGGACAATCGGCCAGCGGCTCATCTGCGTGAATTCGGTGGCGATGGCTATCCGCCGCACCCGTATGCCCGCCCGGCCTTCGACAGCAAGAAAGAGGGAGCGCTCAAGCGAATCACAGACCGCCTCATGGTCGACGTTGAGCAAGCCGTCCAACGTGCCAAGGCGAGGGGGAACGCCAAATGATCGACCTTGAGGATAGGCTCGCTGCCCTGCTGCTATCCGATCCCGCCATCAAGGCGCTCGTCGGAAATAACTGCGACTGGAACCGTTCATCTCAAGGGGTTACAGGGCCGCGCATCATCATGTTCCTGATTTCGGCGCCGGTCGTCTACCGCATGAATGGGCCGGTCAAGCACTTCATGACCCGCGTGCAGATCGACTGCCGCGCCGAGACGGACATGCAGTCACGCGATCTCGGCAAGGCCGTGGACGAGTTCATCAGCGGCTACAAAGGCACGTTCGGCGGCGTCTTTATCGACGGCGTGTTCCGCGACGGCAAGCAGAGCGCCACAGAGCGCGACAGTAACTCGGGCAACGCCGCATTGCAGTGGTTCGCCCGCAAGCTCGACTACCGCTTCTATTGGGCACCTGCCCAGCCATAGCCCGCTAACCCCGCGCCCTGGGCTGGCGCACCTTCACATCATTGGAGATAGCAATGACTGACGCCTCTTTGGGGTATGGCAGCACATACCGTATTTGGGATTCGGAAGCTGGGACACCCGGTCTGGTGGAGATCAGCGAAGTTTTCAACATCACGCCTCCGGGCGGGACTGCTGATCGCGTCGACGCCACGCATATGAAATCTCCCGGCCGTCGTCGCGAGTACATCGCCGGGCTGATCGACAGCGGTGAGGCATCGTTCGAGATCAACTATGTGCCGGGCAGCGACACCGATATTCTGCTGCGTCGCCTCAGCGCGTCAGGCGAGATCGTTGAGCATCAGATCGAATTCCCGAATGGTGTAACTGTCACCTATGACGCGGCCATCACCGGGTACGAGAAGAATGTGCCGCTCGATGATCGCATGACGGCCACCCTCACGATCGCGCCCTCGGGCGAGGAAGTCTGGGATGATGGAGACGAGAGCTAATGGCTGTCCCGATGAAAGCTGAGCACATCGTCAAGGTCGAGGCTGGCGAGTTTACGCTGGCCTACAACCTCCGCGCTTGCGCCATGATCGAGGGCCAGTTCCCCGGTCGCGGGCTGCAATCCATTCTCAACGATCTTTCCGGCGACGACCCCAAGATGGGCACGCTAGAGGTCGTGATCTGGGCGGGGCTCACCAAGCACCATGCGATCAGTCGTGATGAGGCTGGCGAATTGGTCCAGCTGAACGAGATTGGCGAATGGGTGCAGGCCATCGGCGCGGCGATGGGGGGCGGGCAGGCCGATAAGGTTGACCGCCCTCAGAAGGCAGCGAAGGCCCGGTAAGCTGGCCATCGCTGCTTGAGGCATGGATTGAGGCAGAACAACCCCGCGCTGACTTCTGGGATGCCTCGTTCCTCGAATACAATTCGGTCATTGCCGGAGCATCCAAGCGCAATCAGCGCAGGCGGGAAAGCGAACTATCAGCGGCCTGGCATGTAGCAGCTCTGCAAAGGGCAAAGCGCATGCCGAACCACGACAAGGTGGTGAAGGGCAGCGGGCGGCGCGAACGCGATATGTCTCCCGATCAGCTTGAGGCTCAGGTTCGGGGTTGGTTCAAGCGACGACGGCGGAAGGCTGCAAAGGAGGCGTGAGCTATTGCAGGCTCAAGAAGGCCTCCTCTTGCAGCCCAAAGCAATAGTTCACCATGCTCCAATCAGTTGTTCCGTCCGCGCTTGACCAGTCTTCCTGACATTTTGCGGCGGATCGTTGAAGCGGGCTGTCGTCATTCAGAGCATCTAGGCTGGCCGTGAAGTCGTTGTGGCCATCTGTTTGCAGATCGATGCAGTAGCGTTGCATCGCAAAGTCACCCTCCCATTCCGCCTCGCAAAGCGAACGGATGCCCTGATCAATTTCGTCATTAGCGACGGACAGGGACGGGGTGGCCACGAGAGAAATAGCAACAGCGGCCAGTGCGGCTTTCAATTTCATCTAGGCATCCTCCAGTTTTCGCAAAGGTAGCACGCTCATGAGCGCAGTTGTAGGCGCGGTACGTGTCATTTTGGGGCTCGACTCCGCTGCCTTTACCAAGGGCATGTCGGACGCTCAACGGCATCTCCAAAACGCTGGAAAGCAGATGCAGGCTATTGGCCGGCAAATGTCTGTCCGCGTCACCGCTCCCATTGTCGGGTTCGGTGCGCTCACCCTTCGGGCCGCCGGTAATTTCGAAGCAGCAATGAACCAGGTCTCCGCCGTTTCCGGTGCGACCGGAGACGAGATGCAGGCGCTCTCGGATCAGGCTCGCCAGCTCGGCGCCACCACACAATACACTGCCGCACAAGCTGGCGATGCTATGGGCTTTCTAGCCATGGCTGGCATGGAGGCGATCGACATCCTCGATGCCATGCCGGACACTCTCCAGCTCGCCGCCGCTGCCCAGCTCGACATGGCGCGCGCTGCGGACATCGTGACCAACATCCTTGCTGGCTACAACATGGATGTCGAACAGCTTGGCCGCGCGACCGATGTTCTGGTCAAGTCGTTCACCTCCGCAAATACCGACTTGTCCGACCTTGCCGAGGCCATGAAATACGCTGGCCCCGTCGCCCAAGCAGCGGGCGTCCAGTTTGAGGAAACGGCGGCGGCGCTGTCTCTCATGGGTAACGCTGGTATTCAGGGGTCCATGGCGGGCACGTCGCTGCGAGGCGCAATCTCTCGCATCCTTAACCCCACCTCGGCGATGGCCGACGCCATGAGAGAGGCCGGACTCTCCTTTACCGATGCGCAAGGACGCCTTCTACCGCTCGCTGATATCATTGAGGAACTTGAGCCGCACGCCGACAATGCTGGGCTGTTCATGCAACTATTCGGCCAGCGTGCGGGTCCGGCAATGGCTGCGCTGGTCACGCAGGGTTCGGACGCCGTTCGTGAACTGACGGGCGAACTGGAGAATAGCGTAGGTACGGCAGCGGAAGTGGCCGCTGTTCAGATGCAGGGTTTCAACGGCGCGATGCGTCAGCTGGCAGCGGCCTTTGAGGCCCTTCAGTTGGCCATTGCCGACGCTGGTCTATTGCAGTGGGCATCGGATGCGGCAAACGCACTGGCCGGGTTTCTGCAAGAGTTATCGCAGACCAATCCTGAAATGCTACGTATGGGCACTATCGTCGCGGGCGTTGCTGCCGCCATCGGCCCGCTGCTGGTGGTTCTCGGAACACTGGCTACAGCCGTGGCTGCTGTTAGCGCCCCTGTGGCGCTGGTGATCGTTGGTATCGCGGCGCTGACCGCTGCGATTATCGCGTTCTGGCCGGAGATTTCGCATCTTGCCTCGGTCGTTGCTGAGTTCGTGTCGGGAGCTTGGCAATCCTTTGTGGACGCCATGGACAGCTTCGGTACTCATCTGGAGGCTGTCCGCCAAGATATCCGGGCCTTCGCGGCTCAAATTCCCGAGTTCTTTGCAGAGCTTCCAGGGCGCATGCTCCAGATCGGTGTCGATATCATCCAGGGGCTGTGGAACGGCATTCAGTCGAAGTGGGGCGAGTTCACTGGGTGGGCCTCGGGGCTCGGTGATCAAGTCGCCGGCTTCTTCACCAATCCCCTGCAAATCTTCTCCCCCTCTCGCGTCATGCACGGCGTCGGCGTCAACGTCATGGAGGGGCTGCAGAACGGCATGGACAGCATGTCCAGCCAGGTAGAGCAGACCGCCAAGAATATCGCAGACGTGGTCACGCGCGCGTTCCAAGGCCTGATCAGTGGCTCAATGACCGTGGGCGAGGCGATATCCTCCGTCATGCAGCAGCTCGGTCAGATGTTCCTCACCCAAGGTTTCCAGGCACTATTTGGGCTTGGCGGCGGCGGTGGCGGCATCGGCGGCCTGTTCTCCGGTATCGGCAATATTCTCGGCTTTGCGCGGGGCGGCACCATCATGCCGGGAGGCGCGGGCGGCATCGACAGCCAGCTGGTGATGTTCCGCAAGTCGCCCAACGAGCGGGTAGACATCACCAAGCCGGGGCAGACGCTGACCAGCGGGGATAGCGGGCCCAGTGAGCTCAACTTCAACATCACGGTGAGCGGTGCGCGCGGCAACTCCGAAGTCCGCCAGATGGTCGAGGAAGGCATGGACAGTGCGTTGCAGACTGTCCGCCAGCACCTGCCTGACTGGGTTGCCAATCCCCGCGTCAAATTCGTGTAGGTGACCAATGGCTTGGGAATATCCTCTTTCGCTCGCAGACTTTTATGACAGGCTGCGAGTGGCCATCGGTTCGCCTAACTGGCAGCTGATGCGCAACGACCAGACTTCGGGGCTCGGGAGCGGCCAGCCCCTATCTGCTGAGCTAGCCTCGCCCCTTTGGACACTGCCGGTACAGCTTGTGAGCATGGGAAATGACGAGGCCGATCACATCCTCGCGATGCTGGAAATGCTGTGCCATCCGGGCCGAAAGTTCTATTTCTCGAACCCCAAGCGCGAATATCCGGCGGCTGACCCATCGGGCGCCACGCTCGGCGCCGCGACGCCGACGCTGCACACCATCGCGGCGAACAATCGGCAATTGCGCATCACCGGCTTGCCGAATGGCTACCGGCTCACTGTGGGCGACATGCTGGCGTTTGACTATGGCCCATCCGGGCAGAAGCGTAGAGCCCTGCACCGGGTCACCGAAACGGTCAGTGCTCTATCGAGTGGCGTGACGCCGACCTTTGAGGTGTTCCCCCATATCCGAGCTGGTGCGCTCGTTGGCGATCCGGTGTTCTTGGCCAAGCCCGCGATCCTCGCGAGTGTTATGCCGGGCTCCTTCAACCCCGGAACCGCAGACACAGTGAATACTCACGGTGTCGCCTTCGATATCATTCAACGGTTGATCTGATCCCATGCGTACTGCTGATCCCAATGTCGTCGCTCTCTTGCAGGGCGCGGATACGCTCGGCCTGATTGAGGCTGATCTGGTCGTCTGGCACGTGAAAACCTTTGCCGGCGCTCCGGTACCGTTCGCGTTTTGGTCCGAGCACGATACCGTCACGGCGACCGTCACTTCGCCGTTTACCGGCAACCCGGCCAGCCATCCGTTTGTAGGCGCTGGGGCGATCCTCGACGTGGGCGAGACGCCCCGCACGTCGGATTTATCCATCCGGCGCAAGTCGATCACTCTGTCAGCGGTCCATGAAACCGTGCTGAACATGTGGACAGGGCACGACATGCGCCTGGCCCAAGTCGCCGTGTATCAGGCGCTGTTTGATCCCGAGACGCGCAACATGGCCAGCGCGCTACTGGAGTTCGTTGGGGAACTCAACGGGGCACCTAAAGAGGTGCCGGCAGCGGGCGGGCAGGGCGGCATCCGGTTCGACCTGGTGTCGGACACGCGGCAACTGACTCGAACCAATCCGGCCAAGCGATCTGATGCTCACCAGCGCACCCGGCAGAACGATGGCTTCCACAAATACATCGGCGTATCCGGCGCCTGGCCCATCCCATGGGGGCAGAAGTCCGAGGGCGGATCGCAATCAGCGATCAAGCAGATCGTGGACATGAAGTTGGGTGGCAAGTGATGCGACACGAAGACTGGCGCAAGCGCCTCGGGGCCTATGTCTCGGAAGTGCGCGCCACCCCGTTTGCCTTTGGCACACATGATTGCTGGCTGTTTGTGACAGGCGCGGTCGAAGCCATGACCGGGACAGATCACGCCGCCAAGCATCGTGGTCGCTACAAGACGGCCCGCGGCGCTATCGGGCGTGTGCTCAAGCCCATTGAGGCAAAGGATATGGGCGGCGTGGCCTCCCATTACTTCGAGCCGACTGAGCCCGCCTTTGCCCAGATCGGTGACATCATGGCCATCCCGACCGACGATGTGTTTGGCTATTCGCTGGGCATCCTCAATGGCGAGCAGGTGCTTGTCGTAACGGCCACCGGGATCGGCGTGCGCGACCGGGCCGACGCCACCAGAGCTTTCAGGGTATAGACGATGCCGTTTCTTGTTGCACCGATCGCCGGGCTTCTCGGCGGCGGCATTGCTGCGCAATTGCTGGTCGGCACGGCCCTCTATGTCGGGGGCACGCTGCTCTCGCAGGCACTGGCGCCCAAGCCGCCGAAGCAAAAGGACCCCGGCGTCTCCCTTTCCATGCAGATGGGGGGCGACAGCCCGCTGTCGTTCTTTGTCGGCACTTCGGCCACGGCTGGTCACCGCGTCTATGCCGGAACATGGGGCACGGATGGCGAAACCCCGAACGCCTATTTTGTTGACGTACTGGAGTTGGCGAACGCGCCGCTCGACGGGCTGAACAACATCTATGTGAATGGAGAGTTGGCAACGGTTCGTTGGGGCGAGCCGCACAGCCAGTACGGCTATCCGATCAATCAGGGGCGCAAGAGCGGCAAGGACCACCTCTGGGTGAAGTTCCATGACGGCCGCCAGACTGCGCCCGACGCCTATCTGCGCTCCAAATTCGGCAATCATGCCGAGCGTCCCTATGGCGCCGACATGGTAGGGCGCGGCACAGCCTATGCCATCGTCACCACGCGCTACAACCGGGAGCTCTGGCAAAACGGCGCGCCCTCGATGCTGTTTGAGGTGCGCGGGCTGCGGCTCTACGATATCCGCAAGGACAGCAGTGCAGGCGGTGTTGGCACACATCGTCGTGACAATCCGTCCACGTGGGAGTGGACCGACAACCCGTATGTGATCGCCTACAATGCGGCCTTCATGGGTGTCTATGTCGGCTCGGAATGGTTGTGGGGGCTGCAAGGCTTGCCCGCACTGCGTCTGCCCACCTCGGCGTGGATTGCGGCCATGAACGAGTCCGACCGCGCAATGGCGGCGTGGGGCAACCAAAAGCAGTTCACTATCGGCGGCGAGATCACCGTTGATATGGAGCCTGCCGCAGTTCTCGAAGAGATCGCTAAGTCGTCCATGGGGCGGTTCATCGAAAGCGCTGGAACGTACAAACCGCGCTGTGGCGCGCCGGGTGCTGCCGTGTGGAGCTTTGGCGAAGGTGAGTTGCTGATAACCGATCCGCGTAGCTTCACGCCTTTCCCCGGCCTCGAGGCCACGCACAACACCATCGAGGCGACCTATTCCGAGCCCGGCGAGGCGTGGGGCAACAAGGCCGCTCCGGTTCAGTCTGATCCCGCCTATATCGTGGCGGACGGCAACAGGCGGTTGGCGGCTGATCTGGCGTTGCCGATGGTCAACCGCAACGAGCAGGCGCAGCGGCTGGCCTACAGCTATCTGGAAGATGGCCGGCGCTTCCGCACGTTGCAGGGCTCATTCCACCCGATCACGTGGCTGCTCGAACCGGGCGATGTGATCGAGGGCACGCTTCTCGGCGAGGGGTATTCCGGCAAGTCGTTCGAGATCCTCGAAATGTCGGGCCGCCGGACTTTTGTCCAGACCATGACGCTGCGAGAGATCGATCCGGCTGACTTTGACCCGCCGTCAAGTGCCCGACAGGACTGGTCCGTTGGGCCGATCCAGACGATTTATCCGCCAGCGCAGGTGGTGACCGGCTGGGCGGTCTCACCTTACGAGCACATCGACAGCCAGAATCGTGCAAGGCGACCCGGCATCCAGTGTTTCTATCAAGGCGGTATGGATGACATCCGGGACATCAAGGTCATGATCCGGCGGTCGGGCGAAACCAGTCCGTTCTTCTCGCAGCCATACCCATACGATGCCGATAACCTGATCCCATCGGTTATCATCGTGGGCGATTTAATCCTGGGTAATGAGCCCTATGAGGTCGCTTCGATTTTCGTCCCGTACTCCGCGCGCGATATGGAGATGTCGGACTGGCTGGCTGTTACGACGCCGGATATCAGGCTCTCCTCGATCGATATTCAGATCGAGGAGATAATCGAAGCGACCGCTGAACTGTCCGACTGGGCCACCCGTGAAACCCGAGAGACAATCGAACGCCTTCGCAGCAATGTCATGGATGACGGGCTTGGGGCCAGTAACGCCTATGCAGACCGGCAGAAAATCCGTCGCGAGCTTGTCAGCATCACCGGCCAGAGCCGCGCGGAGTGGCAAGAGGATATCCTCGTCGCCACCGGGCCAGAGAGCGCCATTGCACTGCGGATTGAGGAGCTGCGGACAGAGGTGTTCGACCCCGTTAGCGGTCTCCCGGCGACCAACGAGGCCGTGAACCTTCTGTCTTCGGAGATCGGCGTTATCAACGGTGAACTTGTCGCCCAGAATAACGCCATCCTCGCTCTCGACAGTGCGTTTGGGGATATTAGCGCTGACTTCCTATTCCGCGCCTTCACTATGGCAGCGCCGAGCGGCGCGCTGGCGCGTGTCGCGCTCAGTGTGTCCGCAACGTCTGGCGGCCTTCCCTCGACGGCAGCGCTGTTTCTCGATGCGATGAGCGATGGGAAAAGCCGAGTCTTGGTCAACGCCGATCAGTTCGCCGTCACCTATGGCAGCGGCACCGACATCAAGGTGCCGTTTGCTATCGACGGCGGCGACATCATCATCAACGCCAAGATGGTGGGGTCTTCGATGCACATAAACCCCTTCACCGGCTTTTTCAGCTTCGGATAGAGCATGGCAATTCTTCGCGGATTTCCTTCCGAAGGCATCGTTGCATGTTTCGATGAGGCCCCGGGCGGCGGGGACATTGAGAATATCAATGCGCCCCGCAACGCGCCGGCCAAGAACCCCGGTGCCCACCTGTCTCGCGTTTACTGGCATTCGGAGTTCTTCCAGTACGAACTGGCGATGCCGATCCAGACGGTGACGGTGGAGCATCCAGCATTGGCGGGACGCTCGATATATTGGGGCTACAACCTCGTTTATGACGGCAACAACCCGGTCTCGACGATAGGCTATCTCGTTCCCGGACAGGTGGCGACGGCCTCGCATACTTTGGTCAATCATGGGTTGGGCTATGTGCCGCTGGCATTCGTCGCCTATGGCGGTCGCATGCTCATGCCGGGCGTGGCCGTGCAGACGGCCAGCGAGGGCCGCAGCCGGTTTGTTTCGCCGTTCATCACCGCAAGCGGTGTGGGGCTGCGCGAGGTCTACAACTCCTCGTCATCCGGGCTTGGGGCGGTCAGCCGGACCTATCAGGTGATGGTGTTTCGGGTGCCTGCTGAGAATGTGGCGCTGCCGCTGTTTGGCCGCACCGGCAGTGAGGTGATCCTCGGGCGAGGCAAGGTCCGAACCGGCCGCGCCTATGCCCGTAAGGTCGGTGCCGGGGCGAGCCCCTTCAGCATGGATCAGGGGCGCACTGTGGATCTCAACAATGGCCGGGCGCGGATCGCCACCGGCGGAGTTGTCACAACAGAGGCGGGCTATGGTGGTTCGCACAGCGCGCCACCCTTTGTGCAGGTGGGGGTGTAATGGGCAAGGTGTATAACAACCCCGCTACGGGGCACATCTTTGTGGAAGGCTCTGGCGGGGAAACACGCTGGTCGTCCGAGTTTCCGCCGGTCAATTTGCTACCGGAGGCCGATTGGGTCGACACCAGCCTCAGCGTGGCGTTCCCGGATTTTTCCAAGTTCGTCAATTACAGCCATAACCGGTGGTTCAATCCGCCCTCCTGGCCGGGCACAGGGCCGTGGCGGCCGAGCACGTCGCAGGACACCTGCGTCTCACTGACCATGATAGAGCCCGAAAACCGGGTGCTGGGGCCGACCACTATCGGCACCATCCCGGCGGGTGCCAATTACATCGACGTGCGAGTGCGGCTGAACCGAACCAAGGCGCCGTACAACTTCCGCGACCAGGGCGTGCCGCCGCTGATCCCCAACGAGTGGGTGAGCCTGCCGGGCGGCTCGTGCCTCGTTGAGGCCACCGAGATCTGGCGGCGGTCCTTCGATATCGTTCTGACGGGAAATGAAGTGCAGCTAATCCGACGGCAGTCAGTGATCGATCCGGGGCCCGAGCCGACAACCGGGACCCCGCCACAGCGCAATGGCTGGCTTCCGCGGTCCGGCGCCGGCAGCGACCCTTGGGGACAGAGCAGCTATCAGGGCTGGGGTTGGATCTCGGGCAACAACTTTGCCGGCACCTACCGCAAGGGGCACCCAGCCGCACTGATCCAGCACAAGCCGCCCAGTGCCAATGGCGGGCTGGGCGGGGACACGCCGCAATATGGCGGCAAGCACCCGCGCCGCTTCAACGCCTGCTCGATCAACAACAGCGCCCACGACTTTTCTTCCACCTACACCGGCCAGATCGTCATCCGGCCCGGCTATTTGAGGGCCTGACATGCAACCCCAATCGATCCCGCCGCTGTCGGCAGCCATCCATTATTCCACCTCGGCCCAGTTCTGGGAGAACCGCGCCAAGACCCTGCAGGCGCTGGTCGACGCCCAGGACGCAGAAATCACCCGCTTACGAGAGCAGTTGGCGGCACATGAGCCGCCCGAAGCGCCCGACCAAGCCGAGACTGACCCCGCCGCCCTCTGAGGCGGCTTTTTCATATCCGGAGATATCATGGCACCAGACATCACCATCAGCCACTACAGCACGGGCACGGCCACGGTGGCCGCTAACGGGACCGTCGTAACAGGGCAGGGCACCGCTTGGGCTGGAGCGGCCCGAACCGGCGACCTGTTCGGGACCCATCGCGGTCTGCCGATCCGCATCCTGGCGGTCAACAGCAACACCAGCCTGACCTTGGCCCATCCATGGCCGGGATCAGCGCAGACTGCAGCGTCCTATGAAATCCAATGCACCCCACGGGACGTAGGGTATCGCCGGGCGATCGAGGAGCTGATTTCGGATGTCAGCGAGGGCAACCTGCCGCTGCTGGCCGCGCTTCTGGGAGCGCCCAATAAGCTGGCGTATTTCGACAGCAGCCATTCAATGGCGCTGGCAGACTTCCCGGCGTGGGCGCGGGCGCTGTTTGGGCTGCCTGGAGGGGCCGACAAGCTGCCGTATTTGTCGGGCGCTAGCGGCGCTGAGCTGGCGGACTTCCCGGCTTGGGCGCGGGCGCTGTTTGCCGAGACCGGAGAATTGCCTGACGGGGCGCTACCGGAACGGCTTCGCGCATCATCGCCCAGACTAGAAACGTCGTCAGACGATTTGAATGACCTTTCTGAAAGCGGGTTCTACGTGACCGCTGGAGGGGTGGCGGAAAACCGTCCGCTTGGGGTTGGCGAATGGTTCGTGTTCAACATAGCAGATGATTTAGCGGGATTGGGCGCAAGAGCCCAGATTGCAGTGCGCAGAACGACCGCAGCGGGAGGTATGGCTTTCCGACACCGGGACGTCTCGGGAGTCTGGCAAGATTGGAAAATAGTCTACCACAGTCAAAATTTAGTAGGGACGGTCTCGCAGTCGGGAGGAATTCCAACTGGCGCGGTAATTGAGAGCGGCGAAAATGCGAATGGGAAATATACAAGATTTGCAGATGGAACCCAGATTTGCCAAGGTACAGTCAGTATCACACCTGTAGCTAACGAAGTATCTACCGCAACAGCAACATTCCCAGTAGAATTCTTCTCGCCCCCTACGGTTGTGGTGTCGACAGTGTCTAATTCGATAGCAGTAGTTCGTCCCGCAGCCCTGAATAGTCAGGCGACGACCACTTCTGTTACCGTAAATTTCATCAGGAGTAACACAGGCGTTACGATGCAGAACTATGAAGCCTCTGGGAGGTGGTTCTAATGTACATCTCGTTCTCACCTCAACGCCGCGACGACGCCCTCTCAGTATCTCGCCAAGGCGGCATTCTCACCATTAATGGCGATGTCTTCGACTTTTCCGCACTACCCGAAGGCGCAACCATTGCAGCTGAGAACAGTCCCAGCCCGTGGATCACAGGCCCGATCGAACACATCAACGGCAAGCTGCATCTGACCTTGCTGCTGCCCCATGGACCGGGCCCAAGCGCGGTCGTCGCATTCCCCGAGCCGTTGGTCGATCCCGACGACGGCCCGCTTGATCTGCCCCATGATCCCAAGGAGGTCGAAGATGACCTGGACGCCTGATCCTTCGATCATTATCACAGCCGAGCAGAAAGCTGGAGCGCAACAAGAGCATGCCTGGGCCACGCTGCGGGCAGAGCGCGACCGCCTGTTCGAGGAAACCCGCTGGCTGGTCGAGCGGCACACCGAAGAGCTGCTTTTGGGCCGCGCCACAACGCTTTCAGCATCTGAGTACGCCGATCTGCTAGCCTACCGGCAGGACCTGCGTGACCTGCCGGAGAATACGATTGATGCGGCGGAGGTGGTGTGGCCGGAGAAGCCAGAGGTATAACCTTGGCCGCCCTCACTGGCTGCGGGACCGAGGCTGGTGGCTGGGAGGATAGGGGCACGGCCACGATCAGTTGCGCTGGATTGCGTTTGTTGTGAATCTCTCCATAGTTGTGGGGCAGCGCGCCTAACGCTGTAGAGGCTTGGGCTGACTTCCTGGACGGCTCGAGCCTCGCCTTGATTCACAATCCCGGAAAACTTGCCTCGCCGTTGTGCTGGGCTTTTTCACAAAAGAGCGCCGCCCCGAGTTGGAGGTCCACCCCGGAACGGCGCCTGCTGCGCGGAGCATCGATCGGATATGCGCAGCGGAATCATGTTGGACGGGATCGGCGAAATATACAACCACCAGCAGGCGTCTCGAACGAAAGGAGCCCAGCTTTCGCCGGGCTCCCCCTTCCTCCCAATTCCCCCGTGCAAGAGGTTATTGGTCGAAACTTAGAAGTGGAAGTTCACACCGATACGGGCGATGTGTGCATCTGCGTCCACGTCAACACCGTCAATGTCGACGTTTCGGAACGAGGCGTAGAGATACTCGCCCTTCAGTGACAAGTTATCCATCACCATCGCCTCGACGCCGCCACCAGCCGTCCAACCCCAAGCATACTCGCTGGAGCTAAGGGTCGTGCCACCAGCAGATAGCTTCCCGCCCAGATCGCCAAATGCCACGCCGGCAGTCAGATAGGGCATGATGGTTCCCAAGTCAGCGCCAAGGCGGGCACGGATGGTTCCGAAATGATTGATGCCAAGTTCAGCATCTACGCCCTGGATCGTGTCGTGCCACTTGACGTCGGAAAACTGGTAATCACCTTCGATACCGACGACAAGTCCATCGAGAGCGATGTTATATCCGAGCTGAACCCCGCCCAGCCAACCATTGATATCCTCAGGCCAAGCTACGCCATCGAGATCTGCGTTCCCCCAGCCATAGCCGACGTTGGCGCCGGCATAAAAACCGTCCCATATTGAAGATGAATCAACAACCGGAACAATCGGCGTCACAGGTGCAGGTCTAATCGGATCAGCTGCGAAGGCGGGGGCCGACGCGACCATCATTGCAATAGCGGATACAGCAAGTAGCTTTTTCATCAGATGTGCTCCAGTTAATTGTTGCACATTTTTGCCTCTTTTTTGACAAGGAGTCAAAGTGCGGGGCTGAACAATTGTTGTTTAAGTAAACGTTGTTGCGCAAATGACACTTCTATAGGCTACGGCGTAAGTCGTCTTTAAGGTTTGGAATTACGCGATTTTCGCCGCTAAACCTTCGACTTCCGCCACCCTGCGCGCGCCGCTCATCTGCAACCATCCTGCGATGATCGAGTTTACATGAGTGGACGTTGTCCAGCCTTCAGGCCGCTCGCCAGCAGTGGGGCAAATGGGCGAGCGGTCTTACGGGGCGCTGTCGGGCTTCGGTGTTGCTTTCGCACTGCCTGTCTCCTTGCGCCGTTCACTTTCGGCCTCGACCAGCAGCAGCCACTCGTTGCTGTCGGTGAAGATTGGAGACGCCAGGTGCTCGCGGGCTTTCTCCAGTTCGGCATCAGATAATTGTCTGACCCGTGATTTCTTGTCTATTTCATCAAGATTATCAATGAAATTCAAAATTACTGCGCGCCCCATAATTTCCCCCAAGCACTTGCGTGGAGTGTACTATGGGCGCGCAAGCAAACTGTCAAAGACAATTATGAAGTCAGAGCTATGCGGATCAAATCCGCAGTGTTTTTTGCTCCGATTTTCATCATCAAGCGTGCTCTGTGAACCTCAACCGTTCTGGCAGAAATGCCCAACTCAAGGGCAGACTCACGGTTAGATTTGCCGTTTACGGTCAATTGCAGGACTTGTCGCTCTCGCGGGGTGAGTTGGGAAAAGCCCCGTATAACAACCTGGCGATGACCGTGCACGGGGGGGAGGACAAGCGTGTTGCTGCGCATGAGGTCACGAACGCCGTTAACCAGCCTTTCGGGATCAAAGGGTGTTTTTAGGACATCGAAGGCTCCCGCACGCATGGCGGTGACGGTGTTGTCAATGTCGTGCTCGGAAAAGATGACAAACACACCCACCCCCATCTGGTGGGCCCGGGTCATCGCGAGCACAGACAGAGACGTCGCGGCATCGAAGTGCACCACAAGGATGCTCACCTGTGTCTGATCAAGCGCTGCCTCGACGGCCTCTGCGCTGTTACACGTAAAGACTTTGAACCCCTCAAGCCGAAAAAGCGTGTCCAGGGAGGAAACGGTGTCATCTTGATCGGAGGCAATGACAACGTGTCTGTCGCGATTATACGCGGGCTTATAGATCAGCGTTGCATCGTCGGAAATGAGCACCGAATTCGGAGTGAGCATGGTTAGCATTTTGAACCCCCATTTTCTCGAATCAATCCATATTTTTTCTTTTTAGCCTAAATTACTTTGGTAGCTTCCGCGATGGGGTAAATACCTACTCCAGTTAGATCGATTTATACTGTAACGCGCGGCTTTGCTTTTTCGTTTTGCTGACGACTGGCTGAACGGCTGATGCGGTAATCGCTCTACAGTACGTCTCACAATCTAAGCCGCCTGCAGACGGCTTTTTTCTTTTCCAACATCAACAGGAGGCCTCTATGGCACTCGACTATGCCCACTGGCAGGACGTTCCTGCCAGCGTTTGGCGCTGGCCCAATTTCAGCGCCCAGGAAATCGCCTGCAAGGGCACCGGACGGGTGAAGATCGATGCGGCAAGCCTCGACAAGCTGCAGGCGCTGCGTACACGGCTGGGCAAGCCGCTGATCATCACCAGCGCCTATCGCTCGCCCCAGCACAATGCCGCCGTGGGCGGGGCCAAGGCTAGCCAGCATCTTTATGGCAAGGCGTTCGACGTGGTGATGGCCAACCATGACCCGGTGGCGTTTGAAGCCGCGGCAAGGGCGGTCGGGTTCACCGGGTTTGGCCACTATCCGGCGTCGAACTTCATGCACATCGATACCCGCGCCGCCCCGGCCCGCTGGAAGGGCACCGGGCGTAATAATGCCTGGTTTGCGGCACAGCCGGCCACGCCCGGCTTCACCTCGCCCGCTCGCCCCGACAGCCTTGTGGAGACGGTCAAGGAGCTGGGGCCGGTGGTGACCCCGGTGGTGGTCGGCGGCAGCGCCGTGGCCCAGGGCGATGGCCCGGTGCAATGGGCGATCGGGCTGATTGCGGTCATTGGATTCCTGGCGGCCATTGTCTGGTTCATCCGCCGCAAGCGGGGAGGGGAGAATGCTTAGCGTTCTGGGCTGGATGATCCAGCACTGGTGGCTGGTGCTCGCCCTTGGCGCGGTGCTGGGGGCGTACATCATTGGCGGCTGGCGCCTGGCGCTGGCCGTCGCCACGCTGGGGGCAGGGGCGGGGCTGTATCGCAAGGGGCAGGCGGCGGAGCGGGCCCGGCAGCGCCAGCGGGCCGAACGCGCGCGACAGGACCGGGAGCGCGTTGAGCAGAGCGTCGGCGCAATGGGCATCGAGGACGTGGAGCGGGAGCTGGGCCAATGGAACCGAGATTGATGCTGGCCGCACTGGCCATGCTGCTACTGGCGGCCTGCACCACGGCGGGCAGCTTCTGCGAGGTGTCGGCCCCGATCCGGCCCTCAGCTGCCGATCAGCTGACCGAGGGGACGGCGCGGCAAATCCTCGTGCACAACCAGTTCGGCGCGACCACCTGCGGATGGAGGCCCTGATGACGACCAGTACGGAACGGGAGATTGGTCGGCTTTCGGCGGAAGTGGCCGCGCTCCAAAGGCAGGTTCAGGAGCAGGGCGAGATGATCCGCGAAATGCGCGACGTATTGGTCAGCACCAAGGGGAGTTGGCGACTGCTGCTGGGCGTGGCCGGGCTGGCGGCGACGCTCTCAGGACTTGCGGTGTCGGCGGCGCAGTGGTGGCCGTGGCGTGGGTGA